GAGACACCTCAAATCCTCAATGGTTGACAGAATTTGTGAATCAGATTCGCGGTTATGATCGTATGTTCTCCGACGAATCTATCGTGCCTGATTCTACCGAAGTTACAGAGGTGCCAATTGATTAAGTGGTACACAATTCTCCCGCTGCTGCCCCTGATGCCCTACACTGATATCATCAGGGGTTGAGAAACACCTGAGTTCCACGATTTCACTTCTTGAAGACACAAACTACTTCGCTTCTATTTGTCATCTACTTCCTTATTTTTGGGCACGGTGGAATGGCAAAGAGAGCAAAGTTGAATCTAATCGAACTTCCCCAAATTCACGCCTGATTGACAATGATTACGACCTCTTTTGCTTACGGTGAGTCCTACGGAGTGAAGGATCATTATGGTTTCGATGAGCGGGATTATGATGACTTCTACACTGCCGAAGATTATGACAATCGGCAGGCAATCCGCGATGGTTGGATGAACGACACTCAGGGGCGTTACTGATGACTGAAACCAAAATGATGGACATCACAATCAGCGAAGAAACTTACGCTATTGTTCATAAACTGATGTGCATTGGAATGGATCAGGTTCTGGACAATGTTGACCCTCAACCAGACCCTGAGACAGTCGATAGGGTATTAAATGCGGTCACTATGTTCAGCACCTGGAATCCTGTGCCAGTTGAATAGGTGGCACAAGACCCCTTGAGGTTCCCTCCATTTCCTGCCATACTACCTTTGTTCCTGAGAAATTTCGATGCCTGTTCAATCCTTCATCACCAATCACGCCAGCGATGGCACTTTCAACGGTTGGGCAAATTGGGAGACCTGGAATGTTGCTCTCTGGATTCAAAATGATGAGAGCATCTACAATGCTGCCAAATATGATGTGACTTCCTATCAGCAACTGGTTCAAATGCTCTACGATTGTGGAAGCACTGAGACCCGCGATGGTTGCCGCTGGGATGACCCTAAGATTGACGGATTGGCAATCAACGCTATGATTTCCGACCTCTGATTTGGAGTCCTGAGTAAGACTTAAAACTGCTCACTTTCACACTTCAAACTTCACTTTTCTTTCTGATTATGACCCGCGAACTTGCTATCAACCTGCTGCGCCAAGGCAACACTGGTGAGCAAATTCTCCAGATTCTTGACACTATGGTTGAGGATTTCACTTCCCAGAACATCGATGATGCTGCCCAACATTTTGCCGCGATTTCGATGCCCACTCTGGAAACTGTGGAGTTCTGAGTCATTATTTCAAACTGTGTCGGGGGCGCTCTGGGGTGCCCCTGATGCCCTAGGATACTTAAGCAACCAAAGGGAAACCCCCGCCAATGTTCCGCTCCTACGCTGCCTGCTCTGATCTTCAGACCCGCGCCACGATGTGGTCTTGCTTCAAGAATGCAGAGCAGAAATTCTCCCACGATGGTCAACCTCAGGTGTTTGATTCGGTGTTCATCGCTGCCTGCTATCGCGACCGCTATTCTGAGGATGTAAAGCGGTGAATCCCGCCCGCCCTGTGCCACTCTAAAAGGTTGCACAGGGTTTCCCCGAAGGGGGGCATCTACCGACTAGGATTACTTCAGTTCAAAAAAACACCGAATCCAATGCTCTACCCCGCTCACAACATCGAAGGGCAAATGATCATCCGCGACACCGAAACTGGCAAAGTGTTTCTGTCGCAAATGGAGAACAAAAAGTTCCGTGAGGTGATTGCTTCCCTCTACAACTTCATGAGTGAGACTCAACTTGATTGCGATGCCGCTTATGATTGGGTTTGCGATCAGGTGGGCATCAATACCTTTGTTGCTGATGAATGGGCGTGGGATTGTTTCTGGAGCGTGTGGGATTCTGCCCGCGCTTCCTGACACTTTCCTCCCTTACTTCTTTCCTACAATGCGAATTCAAACCCCCTACAATTTCTCCCGCTTCGCTTACTTCGGGTTGGATACATCTGCCCGCTCTGGTGATGAGTTTCTAGGTTGCGGGTTGGGTAGATTTTACTTCGGAATCTACCCCACTCAGTATGGTTTTGAAATTTCCTACGGCATACTGAATGCCAACGATTGCCTCAACTGATTCACACTTTCCCACAAACACTTTTTCCTCCAATGACTGAATCCCGCACCGTAACTTTCACCAACGTTATTGATCAAACCGAGCAAACTCTGACCTTCCCCGATTACACCAGCGCCTACCGATTTGTGCTGAGTTTGCATGTTGCTGGTGTGCAGGCAGTGGTGAATCTTATGCCTGAAGATTGCGCCGCCTGATCACCCTTACTTCCACAAACCACACTACACACTCTCCAATGAACTTCACCACCGCAACTAAACTTGATTTGGCAATTGCAGAGGCACGGGGAGAGTTCAAAGTTACCCGCCTTCCTATGCGCAAGGCACGGAAATCTGAACTCCTTATGACTCGCGTTGGCGGATGTGGTACCCGTTGGAGTAACTCCACTGGCGGCAATGGCAGACTGAAAGCGGGGCAACTTCGCCCTGAAGAGATTGCTCTGAAATCTGCGCTTCGCTGACCACGAAGGCATCACGAATGCAGGGGGCAGTATCATTCGTTCTCAGCATTCGTGATCAGCAGTGATTCTTATAACGTTATTGTTATATCGGCGCGGCCGTGCGGTTGCCCCCGTTTAAAAAAAGCAAACTACTTTAACCTACAACGGACCTAAGAAGCGAGAGTGATTATAAGACTCTTGAAAATTTCCGGAGGAAATGCTAAGATCACTTCAAGTCCCGCAAAAAAATTCCGCCCAGAAAAAAATGACACGAAGACCTCAACCGTATTGGAATTTTTGGAAAGTTGTCTTTGCGGGATGGTTGATACGCTATCCTAAGACATTCTTTAAGATCTTCGGAATACCTATTGGAATGATGATCGTCTGGATATATAATATGCTCGCAAGATAGGATAAAGATTCAAAAAATGCTTGAGAAAATATATCACATATACGCGAAAGAAAATTGTCTGTTTCATTCTCTGAAGGAAGAGGAGTTCTACACAACTTGGAATACTTTAAAGACAATGGTAGGTATTATGAAAACAGATTATACTGTCGAAGATCTGAGTTACGAAGAATTGCTTGTGAATAAGGCAATAATTCAAGAGTCTTCTCATTGACAAGCACTAAATAACACGATAGAATTGACCTGAAGGTTTTTATTTCTTATGGCAAAAGGATTTACTGTTAAAGCAAAACCTCCCACAAAAACAGAACAAGAGTGGGATTATGATTCAATTAAAGAAAGAATGAGAGGAAAGACAATTGTATTTTGTCTTCCTGGTCGAGGATGTTCATTTATTTTCCTAAAGGCATTTGTTCAACTCTGTTTTGACCTTGTGCAGAATGGAATGGGAATTCAGATTTCTCAAGACTATTCTTCAATGGTCAACTTTGCACGTTGTAAGTGTCTGGGTGCAAATGTTCTTCGTGGACCTAAGCAAGTTCCCTGGGACGGAAAACTAGAATATGATTATCAACTCTGGATTGATAGTGATATTGTTTTCAATACTGAAAAATTCTGGCAACTTTGTGATATGTCATTCCCTGCAGAAGCAGTGAATGAGGATGGAACTATTGATGAGACAAAGAAAAGAGGAATTACTGCTGGTTGGTATGCAACAGAAGATGGTCACACAACCTCTGTGGCACATTGGTTAGAAGAAGATGACTTCCGTAAGAACGGTGGAGTCATGAATCATGAGACTGTGGAAAGCATCAGCAAGCGTCGCAAACCATTTACAGTTGATTATACTGGATTTGGTTGGGTTCTCATTCAAAAAGGAGTCTTTGAGAATCTTGAGTATCCTTGGTTCGCTCCGAAGATGCAAGTTTTTGAATCTGGTGCAGTCCAAGATATGTGTGGCGAAGACGTTTCATTCTGTCTTGATGCAAAAGAGCAGGGATTTGAGATTTGGTGTGATCCTCGTATTCGAGTTGGTCACGAAAAGACTCGTATCATCTGATAAAAATGTTCAATATTCTTTATAATGGTCGAAAAATTTATACAAAACTAAGTTATGAAGAATGCACGGAAGTTCTTTCAGAGCTTTCATCTCAATATTATGAATCTGGTGAATATGATCCGAATTACATTGAATTGGAGGAAATTGTAGATGGCTAAGCGACCTTCTTTTACTGGCGCACAGAAAATCGAGTCTAAACCCAAGAAAAGTCGACAGGGTGCTGGGAAACACACGAAATATGCTGCGAGTTCTCGGAATGGCGCACGAAAGCGTTACCGAGGTCAAGGGAACGGATAAATCTCTCTCATATACACGGGGAAATCTTATTTTCTCCGTGTTTTTTTATAAATTCTTATACAAGCGCCGGTCTCTTATGAGCATTAATGAAGACCTTGAAAAATGGATAGAGAAAATCTCTCAATTAAGACCTGAACTCGGAGGGTTTTCTATATGTCCTTATGCAAAGAATTTAAAACATAAGATTTTAGAAGCAGATATAATCAATTTAGAGGTTGGAGATGGTTATGATGTAATTATTTTTGTAGTTGACATAGGTTTGTCATTAGAAGTCATTCAAAATTGGTGTAAAATATATAATAAAAGATTCCCTGAATGGAAATTTTTTCAAGATTGTGCCTCTTATGACACCTTTATTAATGGAATTCAGACAAATAATGGTAAATATAACCTTATTTTGGCACAACCAAGAGAAAAATTAAGAAAATATCGTGAAATTTTGGTAAAAACTAACTATTATAAGATGTGGGAGAAAGAATATTTGCAAGAAATCTTAGAAGACGACTATAATTTAATCGACAAGGGATAGAAACCCCTTAAAAAGTTCTGATTCTAGTCAAATCAGGAGAAAAAAATGGGAAAACCATCAGATCGTAATAAAGACCTCATGTATGATATGTGGGGAACGACAAAATTAGTGACTGATTACACTTCTTTAGAGAAAAAAGAGATGTTACGTGAGATTGCTCACGATGAAATTGTTCCAAAGAAGCATAATTTTGAAATTCAGAATGAAATTCATGAAAAAATTCGCAATGAAGATGATTACGATGACTGGGAATATGGAACTGAACCAATCCCCCTTCAAGAATGGAAAAAAATGTAATAAATAAGATATATTATATTTTAATAGAGGATGCCTGTAGAGAGAATTAGTAAAGGTTTTAAAGATATTAGCATGTCTCTTCAGGTAAATCCTTTAAATTATGACATTTTGGCACTCAATAATGAGACGGCAATTGCTCGTTCAGTTCGCAATCTTGTATTGACAATTCCTGGCGAAAGATTCTTTAATCCTACGGTTGGATCTGATATTTCTCAATCTCTTTTTGAGAATATCGATCCAATTTCAGCATCTGTAATTCAATCTCAAATTGAAAGTACGATTAAAAACTATGAACCAAGAGTTGATTTAATAGAAGTTGTGGTCGAACCATATTATGATGATAATGAATTTAATGTGACAATAAGATATAATATTATTGGAATAGATGTTCCGCCCCAGCAACTAATGTTCGCATTACAGCCAAGTCGATAATGGCAATAGTAAACTTTACAGATTTAGACTTTGATCAGTTAAGAATATCAATCAAAGATTATATTCGGTCAAACTCCAATTTTACCGATTATGATTTTGAAGGATCGAATTTATCGGTTCTAATTGATATTCTTGCATATAATACTTACATATCCTCATACAATGCTAATATGGTTAGCAATGAGGTGTTTATTGACAGTGCGACTCTTAGAGAAAATATAGTATCTCTTGCAAGAAATATAGGATATCTTCCATTTTCAAGAACTGCCGCAAAGGCAAATATATCCTTCTTTGTGGATGTTTCAAATTATCCCGTAATTCCAAGAATTGTAACCTTAAACAAAGGAATAGTTTGTACAACCACGTCTAATTTTGGTGGAGAAAGTTATACTTTTATTGTTCCTCAAAACATTACTGTTCCTGTTGTAAATGGAATTGCAAGTTTTAATGAAATTGATATCTACGAAGGTTCATTATTATCTACAACATTTACAGTCGATTCTTTAATTCCAAATCCACCGCAAAGATATATTTTAGATAATTCTAATATTGATGTTAATCTCATTAATGTTACTATAGCTAAGACTCAAACTAGCAATGAAATAAGTCAATATTCACTCGCTAAAGATATTTTAGAAGTTGATTCTAATTCGAAGGTCTTTTTCATTCAAGAAATAGAAGATCAAAAATATGAATTGATTTTTGGTGATGGCATCTTTGGTAAAAAATTACAAGAAAAAAATTATATCAAAGTCGATTATGTAATTTCAAATGGCGAATTAGGTAATGGATTATCTCAATTTACTTTTTCTGGCAGTCTAAATTCAAATCTGGGTGTCGTAACTCGTGGAATTTCTATATTAACTACAAATGAAGTTTCTGATGGCGGAAGAGAAATTGAATCCGTTCAATCCATCAGAAATTATGCACCAAAAAATTATGCTGCACAAAATAGAGCAGTTACTGCAAACGACTTTAAGGCAATTATTCCAAGAATTTATCCTGAACTAGAATCAGTTTCTGTATTTGGTGGTGAGGATTTAACTCCGCCAAAATATGGAAAAGTCTTTATAGCAGTTAAACCTCAAAATGGTTCATTCTTACCTTCAAGTGCTGCGCAAAATTTAAAGAATAAATTAAAAAAATATACAGTTGCTGGAATTGTAACCGAGATTATTGATTTAAAATATTTGTATATCGAGTTAGATTCAAGTATATATTATAATACAAATATGGCTGCTAATGGTGAGTCTGTTAATAATAAGGTCATTTCCAATTTATCAAAGTATTCAAAATCAATTGAAATTAATAAGTATGGGTCAAGGTTTAAATACAGTAAAGTTTTAAAATTGATTGATGATAGTGATGAGGCAATTACTTCAAACATCACTAAAGTTTCTCTTAGAAGAGATTTTAGAGCATCAATTAATCAGTTTGCCGAATATGAAATTTGTTTTGGAAATGAATTTCACGTCAATAATGCAAATGGATATAATATTAAAACATCAGGATTTAAAGTAAATGGAATTTCCGATGTTGTTTATTTTTCAGATAAACCAAATCCAGATATGAAGAAAGGAAAAATTTTCCTCTTCAAAATATCTCCAGAATCCACAGAACCAATTGAAGTAAGACAGTCTGTTGGAACAGTTGATTATGTGAAGGGGGAAATACTTTTGCAACCAATTAAGATTATTTCTACTGTTATAGATAAAGGAGAGTCTATTATTGAAGTTTCCGTAACACCAAAGTCAAATGATGTTATTGGTTTGAATGATCTTTATTTACAATTAGATACTAATAACATAAAAACTGTACCAATTCCAGATAATATCTCTTCTGGAAATGATATTTCTGGATCTACTTATATTACAACTTCAAGTTATACGAATGGGTCATTAATCAGAGAATAATACTATGAATAATACAAGGGTCAAAATTAACGACGTATTAAAAAACCAGCTTCCTAATTTTGTTAAAGAAGATTATCCTTTAGTAGAAGAATTATTCTCAGAATATTATAAAGGACAGGAATATCAAGGTGGAGTATTAGATATTCTTCAAAATATCGATCAATACGTTAAATTAAATAATCTTACCAATTTAATTGAAAAAACAAAAATAACATCTGACATTGTTTTTGCAAATTCAACAATTCCAGTTTTAAGCACTTCTGGATTTCCTGATACTTATGGTCTAATTCAGATTGATGATGAAATTATTCTTTATAAGAGTAAAACTCAAACATCTTTTGTTGACTGCATAAGAGGGTTTAGTGGAATAACTTCATATGAAAATGGATTAAGTTTTGAACAATCAGTAGCAAATGATCATCAAAAGGACTCTGTAGTTAAAAATTTAAATATTTTATTCTTAAATGAGTTCTTAGTAAAAGTTAAGAAACAGTTTGCTCCTGGATTTGAAAATAGACAGTTTTTTTCCAAGACTACAACAGAATCTGGTAAAGAAGTTACTGTTGAAATTAATGAAAATCTTTTAATAAAACAGTTAAGAGATTTTTATTCCGCAAAGGGAACGGATGTATCATTTAAAATATTATTCAAGGCTCTTTTTAATGATGATGTAGAAGTTATTAAACCAGCGGACTTTTTAATTAGACCCTCTGATGCTCAATATAGAGTCAATAAAGAATTGGTTGTTGAAGCCCTGGTAGGAAATCCACTAGAACTTATAGATACTACAATTTATCAAAATCCTTTAGTTATTAATGGTAAGGATTTTATTTCTTATGCATATGGCACAGTAAATAAAGTTGAGACTATTAGTAGAAAAGATAAAACTTATTATGTTGTAAGTTTGGATTTTGATTATAATAAAGATATTAATTTGAAGGGATCTGTTTATGGTGAATTTGTTATTGGACCTAAAACAATTATTACTGATAATATCAACTCACTATCAAGTGTTATAACTGTAGATTCTACATATGGATTCCCCGAAACCAATGGCATCCTGAGAATTAAATTTAGCGATGGAACGGAAGAATCAGTAACATATCAAAGAAAAAATCTTAATCAGTTTCTAGGATGTTCTGGAATTAATAGAGATATTCTGCAAGGTCAGGAAATATATCTTGACTACTATTGTGAAGGTGGAAACACTGTAGATGGTGATGAAAATCCAATTAAGTTTAGAGTTACTGGTGTATTATCTGAAGCAACAACATCTGCAGACTCTCATTATATTGTAGAAGGAAATAGAATTAATATTAGAACTTTAGGTAAAGATATTCAAGAAACCCAATTTAATAATTGGAAGTTTAATATTGCTCCATCATATAAGGTAAAAAGTATTATTAAAACTGATACTTTAACTAATAATTATTCAATAACTTTATATGATGAGCATGTTTTTTATCCTGGAGACTTTGCAAAAATCACTTCATTAAGACCTCAACTACTACCCGGTGCTGTATCTTCTGGATTGTCTGAGTTCTCTGCGGCAATTTTATCTGTTGATGGAAAATATTCTTTTACTTGCAGTGTTCAATTTGATCTAGATACTACTTTAGATTATGAAGTTGAGAGAAAAATTAATAAATTTAATTATTCATATAATAACCAAACATTTGATGATAATGACACTTATATAACAGATGTTCAAAATGTATATAAAGATGCTGAAGGTTCATTGTACATTGCTTCACAATCTTTGCCATCATATGATAGTGAGGTTTTATCATTAAAAGATGAAACTGTAGTCTTATCTTCTGATTTTTATATAAGCGGGGAGATTAATTTAAATGATCAAGAAGTTACTGATAAAATTTTAAATATTGGAAAACATTCATTTAGAACTGGAGATGCCATATATTATCAATCTGGAATAGGAGATAATAAATTAAATATAAAAGAAGGAATATATTATGTAAAATTAATCAGCTCTACTCAAATAAAGATTGCAAGTAGTAGAACTAATATTGATAATAATATTTTTGTTGATGTTTCTACATCTTCTTCAAAATTGAGTGGAACTGACAATAAATTATTTAAATCTACAAATGAAATAATTTATTTCCAAAATAATGTTAAGAATATCAATCCAACTGCAAAATATCAAAGAAATATTTCTCCAAAGAATTTAATAAGAAAATTATCTAAACCATTAGAAGTAAAAGAAAAAGTCTTAACTTCACCTGGACAAATTGGTATTCTTGTTAATGGAGTTGAGATATTAAATTATAAATCAAATGATTATATTTACTATGGATCTATCAATGACATTAAGATAAAATCCCCAGGAAGTGACTATGATGTAATTATCCCTCCAACTTTAACTATCACAGACAAAAAAGGAACTGGTGCAGCTGCAATTTGTCACGTAAGCGGTTCTTTGACTAGAATTGACATATTAGATGGAGGTTTTGATTATGAAAAAACTCCTTTGATTGAAATTGGTGGAGGTAATGGTAGTGGGGCAGAAGTTTTCCCAAATATGACAACGTTTGAGTACTCAGTATCTTTCAATGCTAAAGATGATACTCAAATAAAACTATTCACAAGTGCTTTAAATCCAAATACCATTACATTTAATAAAAAGCACAAATTTTATGATGGAGAAGCGGTAAAATATGAGTATACTCAAGTTCCCATTGAGGGTCTTGAAAGCACTGTTGTTTATTATGTATCATCAGTATCCGAATACACTGTAAAATTATATAAAAATTATAATGATTCAATTCAAAAGATAAATGCTGTAGATTTGATTTCTTATGCATTAGGTTCTCATACTATAACAAGCGTAGAAAAGAAAAATACGATTGGTTCAATTAATATTGTAAAGTCTGGAACGGGGTATTCTAATAAAAAAACTATTGCACCAAGTGAAAATGTAAACATTTATTCGGATACAATAAACATTCCAAATCACGGATATAAAACAGGAGAAACATTAACATATTCAACTACAGGAACTCCGATTGTTGGATTGTCAACTACTTTACAATATCTTGTTTATAAAGTTGATGATAATAACTTTAAATTGTCTGGAATAAACACGGAATCTGCAGATAAACAATTTTATTTAAAAACAAATCAATTTATTAATTTTAGTCAAGTTGGTACTGGAAATCACATATTTAATTACCCTCCAATTTTTATTAAAGTTTCTGGAACCTTTAAAAATAAAACCTTAAGTTCATCTGAACTTGAAGCCAAAATTGTTCCAGCTTTTAGAGGTCAAATTACATCAGTTTTTCTTGAAAATGGTGGGGTTGGATATGGATCATCTGAAGTTATTAATGATAATAGACAGCCTGATATTGAAATACAAAATGGAAGCGGTGCAGAATTAAGAGCTATTGTATCTGGTGGTAAGATAAGTGAAGTTCTTATTGTTAATGGTGGTTCAGATTATAATGCAATCCCCGAAATTCAAGTTATTGGTTCTGGAACAGGAGCAAAGATACTTCCAATAATTTCAAATGGAGTAATTCAGAATATTAAAATTGTTTCTTCGGGAATTAATTATAACCCTAACGACACCATATTGAATGTAATATCCGCAGGTTCTGGTGCTAGTTTCCAGGTTCAGATTCAAACTTGGAATATTAACAATGTAGAAAGATCCATATCGGATAAAATTATATTGAATAATGATGCATTTTTCAATGATACTAGAAATGAATATGATGAAAGAATAACTCAAATTGCACATTCTTATGCTCCAAGAAAGTTAAGAAGTTCTTTAATCGTTTCTAGAATAGACGGTGGTAGAATTGTTTATAAGAATGACTTGAAGTTTGACGACGATACTGGTATTGAAAGCTTAGTGTCAGATACTCATTCACCAATTATTGGGTGGGCATATGATGGAAATCCAATATATGGACCCTTTGGATTTGCAAACCCAGATGGAAGTGGTCTAATCAAAAAAATGAAGTCTGGATACATTTTAAATACAAATAAACAAAACAGACCAAATTTAACCAATTTTACAAAAGGTATTTTTGTTGAGGATTATGATTATGTTGGAAATGGTGACTTGGACGAGTCAAATGGAAGATTCTGTGCAACTCCAGAATTTCCAAATGGGGTATATGCATATTTTGCAACATTTGATGAAGTAGATCAGGAATTTAGTAGAAAATATTTAAGACCATCTTTCCCATATCTAGTTGGAAATTATTATAAATCATCTCCTATTGAGTTTAATTTTGATATTGATGAAAGTCAAAATT